CCTGTGCCTACTTTGGCTTGCGTGTAGATCGTGTACTTCTCAGGCACTTGAGCATAGGGACGATATGTACGCTCAACGTGAGCGTTCAACAACTCGCCTTGCAGTCCCACTCGTGTGACGTTCTGCTCGTTGTCCACATTCATGAACTGATAAGAGACTGCTTTACCTGCGGCAGCCGAGACCCAGTGGTTCGTGACGTAAGCCGCAAAGCCCAGTGGTACTGTGTAGATGGCTTGCTGCGTGAAGGCATGTCCAGCCAATAGCTTGGCTTGGATTGCTGCTGCTGTGGAGGGTACGCCGGACGCCCAGTCAGTACTGTCGTCTGCGACGTAGATATCTCCTGCGCTGGTTCCACCGGAACCTGCGGCGACTACCAAGCAGCGATTGACAAACAGCCATGTGTTCGTGGTGAGTACGGGCGTCTGTCCATCCAGTACGACGATCTCTTCTTGGTACGAGTAATCTGCTCCACACCCTGAGAGTAGGACCATGGTAGCACCTGTACTGCCGAAGTCATCGGCTGTTGCGCTACTTGCAATCTCCAACGTCGTTGCTGCGGGTAGTTTGGTCCAAGCCGTACTCTGTGCCCATACAGGTTCGTATGCGTCACTTGCGGTGGGGTTCGTACCGAACTTCGTGTACGCTTCGATCCCCGGATAGACACCCATTGCGATCAGCAAATAAGGATCGGCCAATGGGTGGGTCTGTCGTTTGATATCGTGAGACATTACTCTGTTTCCTCAAGTTCTGCGTCATCAACATCCTGTCGATTGGCGATCTCGCCAGCCACGCCTTCGGCGGCGTTGGCTGCAAGACTTTGTGTTTGCTGCTGCTCAGTAACACGGATGTTGTCCGAGACCAGTTCGTAAGGGCTGAGTCCAAGGTGCTCTTCGTACAGCTCAGCGATCTTCTTGGCTGAGACGTGAGCAGCGACCAGTGGGTCAGCGTAAGCCGCCGAGCCTACGAACCCTGTGAGGTTCTGGATAAGCTGGGCTTGCTTGGCAAAGTGTCGTGCCCCTATGGGGTACAGCTTGCCCTTTGAAGCGAGTACGTCGCTCTTGATCTGACGGAACCGGGTGGTGCCCAGATCGTCGTCGTGTGTCTTGACCATTTCCGCTACCGTGAAGTTCCGGCGAGCTGCTTCGAGCATCTGCGCAAGCAGTGGCTCGATGAAGTTCTCTTCGAACTTACCAAGCTTCTGCTGGAAGATCCGGCCTGCGGCGTTGTCAAGTGATTGTACTTCGAAGGCTGTCTTCTCGCCGGGGGTGCGTACACCCATGGCTTGGCGCGGTGCGCCTGCCAGCTCTTCCATATCGCGCATCAGCTTCTCAATCTGGAAGTCAGCGTTCAGTGCTGTGGCGTCCGGCTTGAGTACTGTGATCTTCGAGTCTTGGTCACCGTAGATGCGTTCACCCGGTCCCCACTCGAAGTCTTCGACGTTGCCTTGGATGAATACGACAGGGTGTGCGATCTGATCGAACACGTCTGCTTTCAAGTTCTCCAAGTGGTCAATGCGGTATTGCATGCCGACCAAGTTGTCCAGCGGACCCATGCCCATGAGGTTGTCAGGGCGGTCACGCCAGCACACGTGTTCTTTGTTCGAGCGAGCCAGCCAGCTTGGCATGGGTGCTTGATGGACGATCTCTCGTCGATCCATCACGATGATCTTGTGGTTCACAAGGATCTCGCCCGTTTCTTGGACGAAGAGATCTCCTTCATACTCCAACAGTTCTACCATGTTTGAAGCGTAGTAGTTGGAGAGGGACCCAAAGCCATCCATCTGGAAGCCTTCCGACTTGTCGATGTCAGAGTCACCATATCCGGACAGGTCCATGCGGACCTTGGTGGCACCTGCTATGGCTTGTGGGACCCAAGCAAAACCGAGGGGGTCAACTTCAAACGCTCGTTGGAGCGATCCGAGTGACACGATCCTGCGAGTGATCTTCGCTGCGTCCTTGAAGGAGTCAGCGGTGAGATCGAAGACAAAGTCAGCGGGGCTCAGTCGCCTCGTGATAGGCCCAGTGTACGAGCTAACCGGCTGGCCGTCTTCGGTCTCTGCCGTGTTGGCCTCGTACCCGACTTCGCCGAAGGCGTTGCCGTAGTCGATGTAGTCGTACACGGACTTGGAGACCGTGTTCTTAAACTCGGACTCCCGTATCTTCTGCTTCATGTACGCTACGATCAGTTCTGCTGTGTCCTTGGTGTCGGCGTCTTTGTTGTCGCCTTCCCACTTGAACCAGTTGTCATGAGGGAACAATGCTGACATATAGTTAGCGTGGAGATTGTCCCGAAGCTGACACAGCTTGGGGATACTCGTCTTGTTCTTCCATGGCAACTTGCTATTCGTTGTCGTGGTCGTGTCCGTTGCGAACAGGTAGTTCCGCAGCTCTCGCGTTTGTGCCAGCCATTCTTGCTGGACTCCACGCCAGATCACGTAGCGGTTGGTAATGAAAGCTGCCATGTCTCGTGGGACGAGTAGCTGCTTGATCTCTTGAACTGCTTTGCTTGGGCGGGCCATATTTTATCCTGCTGCTACGCCGCCGAAGCGAGCGTGAGTGATCACGTTGGAATGTCTCCGCATGCGTCCACGGGCCAACGGTGCTTTCATAATGCCGAACGCACTGTGCAAGGCGTCCTTGATGTCATCATGAGGCGGGTTATGCTGAATCAGTTCTTGCTCCAAGATCTCGCACATGCCACCGGCATAGTGCCAAACCGAATTGTTCTCGTAGTACGGACCCAGTGTAGCGGCGATCCGTTCTTCCTTCGTGCCCATGCTACGCACTGGGCGGAACTTATCTACTGTCAGCATCAAGCCATCTTTCCTGATGTCGTCTTTGATTCTTTCAACGATGACTTCTTGTGCTGCGGTTACTTCAGCTCGCAGCTTCTTGAACCCCCACTTCAGGTGGGCGTCGTAGACCATCTTGTAGTACGTCTTGGTCTTGTTCGTCTTGGTGCGCTTGATGTCGAGGATGTAGATGTTACCGTCGGACGTGAGTCCAATGACGACGATGACCGTGTAATCTGCTAAATCTCTCAGGCTGAATGCGAAGTCGATAGCCGAGAAGACAGCGAGGGGTTCACCATTGAAACACCAAACACCTTCCAGTTTCTTAAGAAAGATTCTATCGTACGTTTGGAAGAGGTCCGACTCGATTGCTTCGTTGCCGGGGTCGTTCGGATTGTTATAGTACTGAGCGTGGTACTGGGTCTTGTCCAGATACTTAGCCCTTTTGCGAGCAAGTATCTTCGCGTTGAATCCAAACCACCGACCGTCTCCACGTTGCTGACGCGGCCATAAGAAGTTACCTGTGCCGTCACCAAGATCTTCGACCTCACGTTGGAGCACTTCGTAGACAGTCTCAGCTTCTTCTGGGTTGCCATCTTCATCATACGTGTCCTCTGTGATTGTGAGCAACGTACCGTACAAGTCTTTCGGGTGGTACCTTGTTCCGACGATCCACTCTGAAGCGTTCGTTGTTTCAATGGACGCCAGCAAAGAGTATTGGTTCTCTACCTTGTCGCGTCCATCTTTCGAGTAAGCGTTCTCTTTGACGACTACGTCGTCGAGCACTGCAATGTTGCAATGGAGACCCGTGATGCCGGTGGTCAAGCCAGCGGCGTACACTGTGGCATCCCTGATCCCTTCCGCTTTGCGGGTCGGGTGGTCTACCATGATCTCAGCGTTGGTCCATCGTTTCCGCTTCCCCTCGTCGGGGTGCGTCATGTCAGGCCAGTACCTACGGTACACTGGAGAATCAAGGATGTCCTTTATGAATCCGAGTTGCTTCTCCGCTAGACCGCTGGTCGAGCTGATGTACAAGATGGTGACTGCCGGGTTGTTCGTGATCTCCCACGCACAACGGTAAGCAATCATTGCACTCTTCTGGTGGTCCCGAGGGAAGAGTACCATCTGGTGATCTCGTGCGTCGTCACGAGTCCACCATTTAATCATGTCCTTGTGGCACTGGCCCAGCACCCGGTGGGGTGCTACCAGACTGATGAACCGTAGCAGGTCGTTCTCTGCTGCTGTCCGGATGTCGTCCTTGGTCTGACGATACTTAGCCATTACACTTGATACAGGCCAGTTGGCTTAAGCCCGGTTCCCCACATGATACAATCGAAGGATGCGGAAGCATTGCCAGTGTCTGCAAGCTCTCCGTCAGCTCCCCATAGTTGTCCGTGATGGACGCCACCTTCTTCAAAGTTCTCCCTGTACCAGCCCATGGAGCATATTACACTTGAAGCACCGGCACTGGCCGTTGTGGTGAAACCCGGTGGACCTGTTGGAGTATCGGACCAAGAGCCAGCCTGTCCCCCGATCAGCCCGCCGATTGATAGACCGCCGCGAGACCAGCCACCGCACCAAGCTATTTCTGGATCTTGGTCGTTTGAGATTGAGTACATCATCTTGTGCCCATCGAAGATGTCTGCGTGGACATCAGCGAAAGCTTGAATCATTATGCCTTCTGAGTAACCGACGCCCGTGTTGTTCTCTGTGGTGACTGTTGTCTCTACGCCATTGCCGAACTTGGTCCATATCTCAACAAAGGGTGAGCTAATAGCGGCATGGGTGAAGCCGGTATCCTTGGTCCAGCCATCCGTGATCAATTCGATATCCGTGTAGCTGTTCTTGTTGACTCCACGTGACAAGATCAAAACATCCCCTGCGCTATGTGCGGGGAGTGTCCAGTCAAGCGTAGTGCCCACACCAGCCGCGTGGGTCTGGTAATCGTGGACCGTGGCTACGTGGGAAGGACGCAAAGGCGTCTCTGCCAGCGTTTGAACTGGGGGCACTGCTTCGGGTAAATACTGGTTACTTGGGTGGGGGTATCGGGCAACCCCTTGTGTGACGCGCCAAAAGCCAATGTCACCTTGCAGCCCACTGCTGCTTACGTCCGTGATATTACCAAGCCGGACTTCAACAGCCGAAGTCAAAGGATGAAGTAAGCCATTATCGGTAGGATCACTGGGAGAATACCAACCCATCTGCCCCTGTGTGTGTTCATTGACGTGTATTTCGTTGCTGTCCTTTATGGCGGCGAATTGACGCCATACCCCACCGTGGTTCTTCGTGGTATCCTGAGTTGTGACCCCCGTGCCATCTGTGGAAAACCCTGTGTAGATGTTGCTGGAAGAGACATACCACCGAAGATGGTACTCACCGGAGGGACCATAGTTCATGTAGTAGTCGGTGCCCGCGTGGCCGAATGAGTCAAATACCCACTCAACAGTGAAGGGGCCTGCTCCCATATCACAAGCTTCTGCTGCGTCTGCTCCTGTGATATAGATGCTATCTGTAGCGTTGACTCTCAGACAGTTCTTACCTTGCCATTGCAGGGCATTACTGATTGCCGCGCCATCCACGATGACGATGGTGTGGCCCCACTTGGAGTCATCAATGATCGTCGTGGCTTCCCCGTTGTCTTCGGCGAACCGACACAGGATTGCTACCTTGTCGTAGAAGATGTCGAGGTATGTGTAGTCGAGGGTTGGTGCTATCAAGACTTGGGCGCACAGACCGGCAGAGGTCGAACCTGCGCCTATGCAACTACCATTCTGAATGGCTGACTGACCAAGACCAAGATGGAACTTGAACGCTGTGTATATTGACGCATCCGTGGCTGAGTTCTGTGAGTGGAGGTCAATGAATGCGGACCCGTTCTGGGCGCTGATAGGGTACCAACCAGTCCAATCCCCGTCGTCTTCTCCACCGTAGGTGATAGCCAAGCAGCCCTCTGTAGTGGACATTACGCTGGGGCCTGAGTGCTGGTCCATGCGAGCTTCCCCGGTGCAATGGGATGAAGTCGGTGTTACGTCGAATGGGCCGCCGTCTGCCTCGGGCAGTGCGTCCCTGATGGCAAGCATACTGTAAGCATAGCCTCGACCACCGATCAGAGCTTCCATTTCAACGATAGTCTCTGTGCCGTTCCCGTACTTGTACCACATACTGAACCCAGCCGAGTTGACCGTCAGGGAGATACCTGCTACTTGTACGGACCAGCCAGCGGTGTTGAGTTTGTGATCGGTATATCCTGCGGCACTGACTACTGCCAAAAGGAGAAGGTCGCCTTCTTCGTGGTCAGGGATGGATAGATTATTGGTGTTGCCTGCGGTGGCCATGTAGCCACCAGAATGTATTTGGCCCACAATGTGGGGGCCAAGGTTCGCCGGGGGCTGTACTTGATCGGGGTACCCAGCGATCTTGTACCGCTTGTACAGATCGTTGAGGGAATAGTCGTTGTAGTCAGTGATCTGGAGGATCTGCGCCAGCGCGATCCGATAGTCCTCGACCAGCCCTATCCCAGCGGCTTCACCGAAACCTGCATCGAGAATGAACTGCTCAAAGTCTTCGCCCCCTACGCCGCCTTTGGCGAGCGCATGGAACGGGTAAAGTGGATTGTCAAACCCCATCTACAGCTCTAACCTGCGTGCTTCTTCTGCAAGTAACTGACTTTCCTCAGTTTCTTGCTGGAGAGCTGTTTTTTTCTCAGCCGCACTCGGGCGGCCCCTTTTCGGTTTGGTACTCGTGGAATATCTATCGGCCAGCCACTTAGTGGCGGCGATGCCTTGAGTAGTGCCACCCATAGTCTCTGCAACATGTTTCATTTCCAAGTAACGGTCGTTCTCGAATTTGACACGTAGTTCGTCGCGCCACCGCTTTATGTGGGGCTTGAACCAGTCACACTGGGCCAGCAGGCACCAATGCCGCCAGCCGCCCACAAGGGCGATGGCGGTCGAGTATTCAGTAGGATCAGCCAGCTCCATGTACTTCCGGTACATGGACATGGCTCCTTTGTGGTCGTAGTCCTTCAAAGTAAAGGGGGCAGGGTACTTTTCGTTCTTCATTTCGATGAACAAGGATTGGGTGCGGAATCGCCCCATGACATCCTTCAAGTGTGCGTACGCGCCCGCCCCACTCTTTGTGGGCAAGGTAGTTACCCCTTTAGGGGTATCTGGTTGAGACTGACTGGTCATGCGGTCTCCTATGTAGGTACGGGGCTGCTGCGCCACCGGTAGGCAACTTCAACTGCGCTCGATTGGCGAGGGGCAGCCTCGTTTTGTATTTGGAGCGTCCCGAGGGGCTCGAACCCTCTATCCCAGCTTGGAAGGCTGGTACCTCACCAGTTTGGTCTGGGGCGCTGTGTTTAGTGACAGGTGCTTACCCCAATACGGGGGCCGGTGGCTCTTTGGTACCTTGGCTGGGGCCGCTTGGCCCGAGAAGGCCAAACAGGCGCACCTGTCTAACCGGGATTTCTGATCGTGCACCTACGTTGCCATTTTCGGCAACGGGGAAGCGTTATTCGGTTAAAGGCCCATCCTGCGGAGGGCGTCTTTGATATCGTCGGGGGTCGCGCACTGAAAGTTGTGTAGGCTCGCGTATTTGCCGACATTCTCGTGAGTGTAGGCGTAGCCATACTCCCGCTTGGCTTTTCGTTGTTCATTCTGGGTCGGGAGCGCAGATCTACCGGATCTGATCGTTTCGACGATCACGTGGTCGCTTGAAGCGGAGCAAGCGTTGAGAAACGCTATGATCTTGTCTCGTTTGACTATCCGGCGGTCGGCGGCAGCGAACTGCTCTTGAACGTAGTCTTCCGCCCCTTTGAGGCACGCTTCGTGCTCCATGGCGGTTTGAAACTTGGTAGCGTTGCACTGATCGTGAGATAAGGGTATTGAAGCACACCCGACTCCCCCAAGGAGGAGGAGTGCGGTTACAATCAGTTTAACGTCTTGCATAGCGAGTCCTAAAAGACGAGCGCGGATAAAAAGAATGAGACCCCGGATTAAGAAACTATTCAAACTCTCTTCGGAGTTTGTTAAGGGCTATTTCTTTACCCCTCATAGTTTTAGACAATATAAAACACGAATAGTTCAACTTATTTTACTATCGTGAGGGAACTCAATGAGTTACCTTTCCAACATCTGGAACATTTCTGGGACCAATTTAGGGACTGCCTTTCCCCGCGAAGCGGGCACCCCCGGCTCCCCCCGTCCCCCCATGTTACATAATGCCGTAATGATAATCATTCGCACGAGTTATGGTGAAATCGTACTACAATATGTCAAATGCCCCTGTGGATAAGCTGTGGATAACCTGTTGATAAGTCACAAGAACTTTGTTCTTGTGGATAAGTTGTG